GACTGCAGCGCCGGAGTGATTGCAGTCAGTATAGGTGCAAATGCTGTCGCAAAGCTATTTTTGAGTGTCTGGCCGGACGTGGCAAGGGCTGATAAATCCTTGTTCGTCTGCTTACTGTATTGAGAAAGGTTTTGAAATCCCTCACCAATCGCCTTTGTTACTGCTGAAAGTGCACGAAATACCACTGAGAAAAGCAATGACATCTTTAGCATTCTTAACATGCTCATATGACCATTGTTAGTACTCTTCGCAGTACGATCTATACTCTTCCCGACTTTAGATACCGACTTAGATGTTCTTTTCTGTGCATTATCGACACCAGACAGTGATTTCTTATATGTATTCAACTCTTTTTCCAACCTTTGAAGCTTGGAATAGGCTTCGTCATATTCCTTATCACCGAAATACATACCCTGTTTTTCAAGGTAATACAGACCGTCAGATAGCTGATCAATTTCATCTACGAGCATCCTGATCTTACTATCTGCTTTGTCAATAGATGCGGTGCCACTAAAAGCACTCTCTACACCGCGACCCATATTACGTACTGACTGTAAGAAACTATTCAAAGATCCTTTTATAGACCTGGTGCCTTTATCAATGCCTTCGGTATCTATTTTGGTATCAAATTTAAGACTGCCATCTGCCATGCTATCACCTCACTTATTTCAGTAATTCGTTCAAACGCTCTATTTCTTCCTCTTCTTCCTTCGTATATCTGACAGTCAGATCTATCAGCTTTTTATTTTCGCGATAAAAATCCTGTTCATGCTTTTCCAGTTTCTTATGTTTGTTCTTTTTCTGACGAATGGAAATCACGGTAGAAAAAAGACCTTCTCCGATTTCATTAAAGAAACCTAAGAAAGTCCACCAATGTATATATTCTGTTGATCTGGTTTCGTATCCGGCTACTTTATTCACAGCCGGAAAAATGAGCTGTTCATCTTGAGCCCAGTCAATCACTTTTTTAGTATCTTTGATATCATCCAGATCTTTTCCACCATCCATAAACCACACGGCTTTTTCTATGGCCTCTTCGATATCAACCTCAGGGATGGAGTTAATATCTTCATAGAGGCATTCAAGCATGATAACCGTTCTCTCCTGCGCTGTAAGCTCAGGATCTCCATACGCTTCAAATATAAGCAATATGGTGCGGTAGTCGGTTCTAATATTGTAATCAGTTCCGCTGATATTCAATGACTTAGGGAGTTTCCCTATCATCTAACCACCTGCTTAGTGTATTTATCGATGCGCTTTTGACTTGCCCTCTGTTCTGCCTTAATCTCTTTTTCAACCTCAGGCATAATAGCTTCGAGAAACCTCTCGAATAAGAACTTACCTTTGACCGTACTGATAGGCGACTGGTTACCAAACGCTGCCAATGAACACTCTGCATTGAAGATATAGTCAATCTGTCCGTTTATCAATTCTCTTACTTTTCTGATAAGCTCCGCAGTCCCTTCAAGTTCATCTGATGCCTCACCAGCCGGATCAATACTAATATCCTTCTCGAGTTCGGTTACTGCTTCTAGGATCTTTTTCTTTGCACAGGAGAAACGCTCTAAAAGTCCATAGTCAGCAGGGTTAAAGCTGATCACCCTGGACTCATCATCATTAATACAAAAGCTTTTATATCCTTCATCAAATCTTAAACTCTCCATGAATACCCTCCTTAAAAGGGCGACAGAGGAGGTAGCTGCCGCCCATCAAATATTAACAAATACACTAATTAATCAGCCGTAAAGGTTTTTGTTGCCAGAGCAAATTTACCTTTTACGCGATTCCCAGTATGATGTACATTGAACGGGATCTGGTATCCGGTTGTGTCACCGCCATATGACACGACTTCTATGATTGCATCTTCCTGATATGCAACATAAGATCCAGGAGTTGCCTCCACGTCTTCCCATAGATGCACTTCAACAACCTTTGTCTTAAGATCATCCAGTGTCAGCCTTCCGTCAACGATTGCCTGCAGCCTCGCAAACATAGCATCTCCCACGACTGCAATATAAGGTTCAACCGATGCCTGAGGTTCATACCCATCAATATTAGTAGACGATTCACCTAATATGTTCTGAGTAGTATTCACATTGGCATTCATTTCGACCGTATACTCTTCTAAGTCCGCACCGAGACGGTTATAAACCGCAGGGCCCGCCGGAAGCGCAGAGTCGATAAAGTGTGCCATCCACTTTCTAGCTATCTTTCCTACAATATCAGCCATTATAACAATTCCTCACTTTCTAAATGATACTGAGCGTAAATTTGTAACTGGTATGTGACTGGTCCCGCCAGATCACCGTTCTGATATCCGTATAGCATACCGTTGGCACTTGTCAGTTTCGTCAACATACCAGTTACTGTCCGCTCGTCTATAGTTACTTCAATTGCCTGTCCTACAGCTGCATGTTCAAGCCAGTATGCCAAGTCAAGCAAAAATGTACTGTTAGCCATTCTTTCATAATTATTAAAACTTTGAAAAATAGCATAAAATATAAAGTTGTGCCGCCTGTCCTGGTTGCCAATGATGTCCTCTTTGATCAGCTGATCACCAGTAGGATACAGACCGTAATTACTCGGATCTTTCTCTGTGTAATCAATGTGCAGATCAGAGATATTCGGGAATCCCATGACAACTTCTTTTACCAACTCAATAATATTCATTTTGCACCTGCCAACTTCCTTGCTCCATTAAGGATATCTTCTTTTTTATCAGCTTTCATACGGTCAAACCAGAACGGTCCTCTCATGGGAGCGCCGTTATATTTCAGATCAATGTCAGTTAGGACTTTCTTTTCTCCCCGGCTAGCCCATGCGCTTCCGGTAATAGATGAAACCATCAATTTACCATGATATTGGTATCTTGCATAAGGAGTTATCTGGTTAACCTCGCCTGACCCTATTCGAGTACCAAGTGTAGCAGAGTCGATCAATATATTGTTCTGCCGTGGAGTATACGGGGCCATGAGGCGGATAACCTCAGAGTCAATAAGCTTCTGTACCGGTCCCATGTCCTGAAGACCGCGCTCTCTCTTGATAATATCCGTAGCCTTAATATCTAGATGCCCGTTAAACTGCATATGATCACCTACTTACACATGATTTGGTAGTGCTGCATATTCTGGCTTCCATAGAGCTTGCCATCAGCTACCGACACCGTATAAACATCGTGAGCAGCTTTCAGAGTCTTTAATGACTCAGATATCGTCTGAGGAGACGTATTGTCAAACTCAATTAATACCTCGCCTTCGGCTACCAGGTCTTTACCAGTAGTAAATGCTAAGCCATCCGGAGCACTGCTGGACGGAATAAATATCTTTACGGAATCCGCGGAGGATAATCCGGTCTTCTCAACATTGCTTTGCTTTACTTCTTGCCAGAACACCTTATTAATTACCTTCCTGGTATACTTGCCATCCTTACCGCATAAATAGAGCGTCATATCTGCATTGGTATACATATCAACACCCCCGATACAATAAGCCGGTCATGGCAAGCCAATTATAGATAATGCCCCGAACGGATACGCTCAGTAGCTTCTCCTTGGCTTCCGGACTCACATAGGAAACGGAGTATTCTCCGACCTTCTCGGATGCAATGCCTTTGGTATCTTCTTGATCGGCTTTGTAAATAGCTTCAGCAACTTCACAGCAGCACATCTGCACTTCATCCGCAAATGGCTCAGTTTCGATGATATTAGTTCCGGTGTACTGTTTTATCCTCTGCGTTGCTTTCTGCGCTAATAGAGGGAAATCGGCGGCACTAATGACCGCCGTTCTACCCTGTAGATAAGTTTCGTTATAGAATTCCTTTGTGGTATAGCTAACCATCAATACCGCCAACCTTTCTAAGCCTGTTTCTCGGCTTCAGTGATCTTCTTGATGATGCCATCAATAGACGTTGATTTGCCGATGTCAATACCGCTATTAGCTGCATAAGCTTTAAGCTGCTCAACATCCATGCCATCAAATTTCGATGGTTCTTTCGCAAGTTCCACCTTCTCGGCAACCTCATAGCCTTTTCTCTGAAGCTTATTAGCTAAAAACTCATTATCAGTCTCGGCTACACCGTTAATAAAATGGAGCCCCCAGGCAACGCCTGAGAACTCCACATTTGCTTTAATTATATACATAAGCCCTCCTTATTGTACTTTGATCTTCCTAAGTACAGCAGCTGCACGAGTAGCTTTAAGAGCCATAGCAGCAACCATTTCAACTTCACCGGTCTTTACTGCGCCAGGCTTAGTCATATCAGGAAGATAAGTCTTCGGACCCTTTTCTCCGTCCGGAGTAACACCATGAACACCATCCAGCCCTACACGAGCGATAAAGATGTCAGTGGTACCAGCGACACCATCAGTCTCGATGATCGGGCTAGATGTGCCTGGCTTATCACCCATGTCCATGATGGTAGCAGGTCCATACTTAACGATTTCAGAGCCCATCTCATTCTTAGTCTGAGTGAACTGAGTAGAGAAATCAGCAATGGTCTGGAACACAGCAAACATATCTCGGTTTACACCAAGAATTGTGGGCGCACCGTCTAACAGTTTAATAACCTGTCTTAACTGATAGAGGAACGCTTTCCAGTTAGTCTCGACAAGTGCTGCCGTAGACAGGTCGATAGCCGCGCCCGGGATAATCTCTGTAGTGGATCCGGTTAATGCCTTATCAAGACCATCAAATGCGGTTACGTCAGCTGCGCTGTCACCATTAATAAACCAGTCGGCAAATAAAGCTCTGGTTGCTTTGGTTTTCTGCTCTAACTGGAACTTAATGTGATCTACAACCTGCTTTTCATGATTAACGATTACACGGTCCAGATTGAAGGATCCACCGAATACTTTAAGGTTCACAGTAACCGGAGTTGTCTTTGCTTCCTGCGCGGTGTATTCTGCGTTAATTGCTCTACCTGCAGCGGTCGGAAGGGTTGTCACTCTGTTATATACATACGCTAGAGTATTGCCCCCCTGGGGTTTTACTGTGTCATCAAATACTAGGGAGTCCAGCAATGGAGATTTTCTGAACTCGTCAATAACAAAATTAGTAAGCTTATCCTGAGATAGCTTCTTTGCATCTGCTAATGTAAATGCCATAATTAATTACCTACCTTTCTTATTTTCCATAAAGTTGCTCTCTGATTTCATCATCAAGAGATTTAGGTTTCTTTTGCTCCTTGCTTTGTCTCTTCCCCCAGGAGCCTTTCTGTTTGTCGTCTTTATCCCCCTCATCATCGCCTTCATCACTGTCCTTATCAGCTTTGTAGCCTTTAACGAACTGAGGGAATTTCTTAGTTACCAGCTCCAAGGC